CGCTAGGCTGAGAAACAGGTTTAAACGCCGCATTTACGTCACCTTTGATCTCCCAAAATTCCTCACCATTAATTATCTGGTCAAGGTCAACAAACATGTCTGATTGAATAGCAATTTGTGGGCTATTGTTCTGCGCTATATTCTGCACTAGAAGTCGTATATTGGCTGTCAGAAGGTGTTGCCACTGTGCCATAGTATCAATAGCTCCGTACTTAGGTATGATCCTGTGTGGGTCATATTCAGGGCTTATGAGGCAGAATGGATTACCATCTTCATTCTCGTCACACCGCAAGAGAACGTCACCGCATAATGTTGCGATAACGTCCTCTAGTAAACCATCACCATCTATATCATGTTTGAAGTAACACTCTACTATCTCTACTACTGCCGCAGGATCTTCAAGTGGTAATATCTCTGCATCGTTAAAGTAAGGACTATCCTTAATGGTAATGTCAAGTGGTGAATCAATTCCCCTGTCACCGCCATCATCACCGGCCTTTAGTGAACTTACAGCCTTTTTATCATACATGCCGTATTCGTCGCCGTTAGCGTCCGTGTACTTGACATTGCGTTTTAAATAGTCAAGAGATACTTTCTTGCGTTGGAAGAAGTTGCAGTCTTCCTTATTCCTAGCATTTGGGGTCCACATAAACTCTGACGGTGGAACATTCTCACACAATGGTTGATTCTTGATAACCTTTTCATAACTCATAGTTACATCTACGAGTGTTGGATCATGCTGGTTAGGCTCAACCATTGCTATTTTTACATTATTCTCTTTGCATTGTGCTGTAAACTGCTCTAGTGCCTGTGCAGGTATTGTATGCATTTCATCTGTCTGCTCTGTTTCGCGCTGCCATGTTATCTTTAGCACTCCAAGAAGTATAATAAGAGCATCAGTAAACCAATGTGAGAATTTAAGATATCCTTGCATCTGGTAGAGTATTTGGAAATTGCACAATTCCTGCATAGCCTCTGAATTGGCATCGTCCTGTGCCGTTCGTCCTTGTACGCTACCAACGTCTTCTGTACCAAAGAACATCTTTATAAGTGCCGCTAACTGGCGCTTAATAGCCTGTCTTACTGATGTGTCTACGATAGATGAGTTCTGGCTTAGTTTAGGGAACATTTCCACATATAAGTCAGGATCGCCGTAATATGTACGGTAACGATCACGGTCTTTAGGCTCTATTACAGTGTCCTTATATGTACGTGCTGCTGGAACTAACGAGCCTAGTTTCCTTCGTATGTCCTCACGCACGTTATCGCTGATAGGTTTAGGCTTATCGCCTGTACCGTTTTCCTGTTCGTCAAATTCTACCGGTTCATTTTGTGGCAAGTTGTCACCTCCTATAATGGTTCCCAATTGTGTACAATTCCAGGATACATGCCTTGCATTTTTGACAGTTTTTCGAATATCGGCGATGCAGGCTGATTAAACGCAGACATTATTTCGTCACGATATTCCTTGTCGTGTTGCATCCGATTAATGTTATTTAGCAAATTAATTCTTTCTTGAGTTACTTCCATACCATTCATTACAACGCCCCCAATTTTCTACCTTCTTTTAACCTGCGACTAGAATACAACCTACCCATTTCATTCTCACAAGCATAGCGAATAGAATCTATAATGTGATTATTCTTATCAACCGGTTCTGGAAGCACATTGCCATCTTTATCCTCACGCCACTTGTATACTGTAAATTCGTTGATCGCTTCTATTAATCGGTAGTCGATGATTATCTGTAACTGTTGTAGCCACTGAATACCAAAATTAACGCTATCCTTACCTTTAATAGCAGGGATAGCGGAAACGCCGTAGTTGCGTAGTTCTTGTATGCTCTTAGGTTCCGATGAATCACATGTTACAATTTCTGTGCTGCACATGTTCTTTACTTCTGCTGCCAGTAGGTCATTAGTGAGGCCAAAGCAGTACTTAGAATCACATATGTATAGAGTGTTGTGTTTGCGGTCGTAGTGACTTCTTGTGGGCGAAGCAGGATCATCTGCGTAACCAAAGTCTAGGCCATTCTTGAAAGTGTCGAACAGTTTAACCTTATCCTTCAAGTCCTCTGTCTTCCAATTAGTGAATATAACATGTCCAAGTACGCCCCACAGCCCGAAAAGGTATACATCCCGGTAATACTTATCCTTGGTGTTTTCAAGACGCTCTATATCATCAACAGTAAGGAAGTTATTATCTTTGTAAGTTGTCTTTAATATGGATAGCTGGCGGTCTTTATACTGCTTATCTCCATCATTCCAGTTACCTTGAAAGTAGTTGGTATATATCCAATGAGTTTTATAGATAGGATTGAATGATAGAACGATACGCTTCTTGACCTTGCTCTGTCCTCTAAGACGCTTGTCAAGCTGCTGAATGTCTTCGTACTCTGCCTCTGTTGCCTCTTCGTACCATATGTCAGTTATAACACCTTTTGCCGATGTGATTGACTTGATCTTTTCAGAGTCATCCATACCAGCAAACAGCATCTGATAGCCATTCTTGCAGGTGATAATCATATCGGTCTTATTAACACTGAAAAACTCTGTAGCCTTGAATTTGCTTATTGATTTGCTTATCTCGTTGAATACGGATCGTCTAACAGTATTGGCTACCTTACGCAATATGAGGTAGTTGTGACCGCCTTTGAGCAGGTCTAACACTGCCCTATCAGACAGAAATACCGACTTACCTGACGATGATCCACCATAATATATTTCCATAGGTGCAGTGTAGTCCAGGTATGGCAGGTACACCGGATTGAATACTTTCTTGCTGATGTTGAGGTTAATCATTTGTAATCAAAATTAGTATAATTAAATGTTAAGTATCCCAACGTTAAACATGCATCTAAGCAAGTATCTTCTGTACCTGGTTTAGCTCCATTAGTTCCATAACACCAGTGCATACCAACACCGTTTTTACTCCAATCATCACGAAAAGATCTGATAGAGAAATTCTTACTACCATTATCCCACCATCTACTAAAATACTCTTTCATTTTGTCACTCCTAACCGTGAAAATTAATATTTACGTAATTAGACAATCCAGCATTTACGCACCTTCGCGGGCTATCCTCTTTAAAAACTGTTGCAAATTAGTCAATGTCTCGTGGAGACAATACTTTTTGGTTTGTTTTTGCGCCTCTATCTCAACTTTTCTCTTATTGAAATATTCCTCAGTGATAGTTGTTTTTCCACCAGTCATTATTAACCAGTCTGCATATGTCATCACAAATCACCACTTTCCCCTTTATATGGATAACTATCGTTTTGACTCTATAAGAATCACATTCTCAAAAGTTACTACAAGCACCTATAAACACTACATTCTCACTGATAATCACTAAAGTTTCCTACTATATATATAGTAACAGCGTAGCGCGTTACGGCACTTGGATGATTTTATTTAAATCTTTACCGCAAAATGGACAATAGTTTATTTTATATTCGAGAAGATATTCGCCATCATTGCAATCTATTTCAATTGCTGAGTAATCATCATGAATAACTATTTGTACGACTTCTACATCATACTCATCGAGATTTTCTTTACGGTTTTTGCAATCGTGTTTAATTACCATCTTATCATTCCTCCACCAGATTCACATTAATAGTAAGGTCTGCTCCATCAGCACCTGTTAGAGCGGTTTCGGTACGATCTCTCCAATTAGCTTTCTGCCGATTCTTTAACCAGAATATACAAGCTGTAGTATCAGGAGGATAATGCTTAATTGTCGGCACAACCATTGCCTGACCATCATCATTAAATATCTTATCTTCTGGATGGCTGTAACCTTTTGCCCTATTAAATAAGCTTTGAGCAATAACAGCGTCAGCATCATCCTTACCAGCCCTTAAGGACTCGGAAAACTCTGGATAATCTATCTTCCATTTATTTACAGTATCTTCGTTAACCTCAAAGAAATCAGCTAATTGTTTATCTGTTGCTCCTAATAAGCATAATTTATATGCTCTTTTAGGATAATCTTCTTTATATTTAGTAGGCCTACCACCTGCCATAAACTCACCTCCTTAACTCCGCACCAACCCTACCACCATATCTCGAGCAACATTACCTCAACGCCGTACATAGTGGCTCGATAAAAAACTAATCATACTCAACGAAAACTTCATCACATTTGCGGCAATACTTCCCGTCCTGATACCAAGTTTTTTCTAATCCACAATCATTTATTTCAAACTTAATTTCATGCTTTTCTAATTCACTACCGCAATTCGAACAATACTTGCATTCCATAATTTGAAACTTCACCTCCCCAACACCCTATCCGCACACATACACCGATCACCATCCCAATTTACACAATTGCAGCAATTACAGATATCAACCTTAATCGCATCATAAAAGTCACAACTATTCTTTAATACATCGTAATCCACTACCTGCACCTCTCCACATCCACACCCTTATTCCTTCTGCAAAACTCTGCAAACCCTACAAAACTGACACATCTACCATCATCATCAATCCTGATGCGCTGCAACATACATACTTCCTTTCCTCTATTAACGCAACCGTCTACATTGCATACCGCTTGCATAATAATACACTCCTTTGTACAAAATAAAGCGACTCCCATATGAGAGCCGCTAACCGATATACTTCTATGCTACTATTTTATCACTGGTTTTTATTTGTTTACGTTAAAATACTGTTATTTTTATGTTCTTTTGTTGTTGTTGACAGTATTTCATTGACAGTATCAAGCGAATCTTTCTTTCGATAACGGAATTGTTCGTCTGATATACTCATTTCTGATTGCACTTCATATTTCCGCAATCTCTGGTAATAGTATAATCCTACTAATTGCTTGCACTCACCTGTTAATGCATTGTATGCTAACTCTATGGCTCTAACCTGCCTGCTAGTGTCCGGTATGCCTGCGCGCTTAACTGCCAGATTCGCGGTCTGGTTGCTAACACCTGAGGCGTGTGGCATACCGTCATAACTAGCCGTGCATGACGGGAATAATCCGAATAGCTTTTCTTCTTCAATAACCGATTGACTTTTTAATCTAGGATAACTGCGTAATATTGATTCAATTTGATCGTCAGTAAAGTATTTCGCCATGCAATACCTCCCAAAGTTAATTTCTGAACTGTTTAGATATCACTTGCTTTATAGTGTCATCCTTATCGTAAACTATAATTATATCCCACCATTCAACATCACCAGCTATTTTGTAAGCGCAAACCTTATTTCCTTCATTATCACGCAACTCGTTTACCTTTTTCCATTCATGCTTATCTTTTGCTTCTACTAATGGTAGCTGTGCTGATTCGTTATGGTTACTAACCACGCTGCCACTACAACCAGATATAAATCCGCTTGCCAGTAGCATTAAAACTATAATTAGTTTGTTCATGCAATACCTCCTAAAATTCTATTGAATACCATTTTCTATTCATCCAATACAATTGAGAAATATACCAAGCTTTCCTATATTGGATACTCCTTTTGCGTTTAGAATTTATATTATGAAATTGTCTAGTAAGTCTATTTTCAATTTTACTATAAACACTTTTCCAAACTAAGCTTTCAGGCTTCACTTACCAGCCACCTTCCTCCCCCAAATCTTAGCGATAATCCTATCCTCTTCCTTCTGTTTATCCCTCAGCCGATCCCCATAATTCGCTCTCATGGTCAGTTCATGATTCGCTGGAAGTATCATTTTCTAATCCTCCTCGAACATAGATTCCATAATTTCAAACCATTTATCAACCTGCTCTTTCGTCTTAAATTTAGGCCAATGTCCAGGAACAACTCTTACAGGACTTTTCTCGTATTTTTCAAAGAAATATTCTCTAACTTCATCAGTCATGACTTACCTCCCGGTACAATCTTTTTGCCATCCATAGCCTGACAAAGCCATTCTGCATATTGATATGCCTTGCCTGCATCCTCGCGGTCACTACCCTTATTACCAATACGCAACACATACTTGATAATATTGCCACGCAGGAATCCTATAAGCTGTTCTGGTGTCATAAAGTCTTGCATTATTTCTATTGGTTGCATAAATCTAACCTGATAGTGTTTTGCCGCCTCGGTTGTTCCTGGATTTACTATATTTTCAAACTTACTATCGTCATCACATGTTGCACATCTTAAATCTATAAACATTTCACTTCCATACTGATATCTGCATTTATTGCAAAGTATGTTCATACCGCCACTCCCCTCCGTCTCCCCACGCTACCATACC